ATTTTGGGTTGGGTGCATTTTTCCGCGCTGATTGGCATTTGAAAACCTCCAAATTGTTTTTGGATACCTTTCCCCGCCGTTGCTGTAAGCGCGATTTACACTCTTGCCGCTGAAGGCGTCGCCATTAGGGACGCTCCTTGTCTTGTCGGTTCTCGGTGCCGCCTTTTCCATCTGGGGGTTGTACCCGAGCCTTCCGTAACCAAAAACAACCACGTCCTCATGGCTCCGCAACGGCTGAACCTTGGCGTGTAACCCCGTTCCGGCATTAACCTTATCCCATACCGCAACGTACTTGAGCGCCCTCGGGTTGCTCATCACCAGCGCCGACGTAAACGGCTGGCTCGCAGTCATTACGATAGCCCCATTAGGTTTAATAATCCGCCTCAACTGCTCCCACATCAACGGCAAGTCAATCACGGTATCCCACTTGCAAGCCGTCGTGCCGTATGGCGGATCGGCCAGAACCATGTCAACACTGCCGCTTGGTATCTCTTTCATAAGCTCTAGGCAGTCACCGTGCATTAGCTCAATCATCGTCGCCCCCCATTAGCTGCTCTAAGCTCATACCGCCCTGCTCAGGCGTCGGAGCCTCGCCTTGGTCAGGCTTTCCAAACATTTCCTCAAACGGGTCTTTCTCAACTACGCCGTTGTCAGTCAGATACTTGTCGTAGTCGAGGCCCATCTGCCACAGCACAAGAGCGTTTTTAATAACCTCAGTCTCTTGGCCAATGCGGTCTTTGTCGGTCTGGCCTTGGTTTTCCTTAAACGACACCCGCCCGCGCCCGTGCATGGTCATCAGTCGGTTGATCTTGTCCAGCAGATACTCTGATTGCAGCGATTTGATGGTCTGCATGTCCACCTGCCTGTCGCCCTCGCCACTGCCGTTCAATCCTTTAGGTGGCTCACCTACTAGGGTAGACAGTGAAAGCCCCGTCACCATAGCCAGGCGGCGCAAGGTAATCATGTCCGATTCTGCCAGATTGCTTAGGGTTTGTTGTACCGTAACAACCTCGTCTTCTTTGTCGATGACACCAGCGCCGTATGACGACCTCAGATCCTCTAGGCCAGCAAAGTACCGAAGCAGATCGTCCTCTTTTTTGTCGTTGAGCAGGTCTTTGAACCCGGCGACTTTGTAGAAAACTGTTGATGACTTTTCAAGTATGGCCGGCACGGCACGCTGTACAATTTGATCGCTCACCAGCTCGTTGCGGATCAGCTCAAATTCAGATATGCCGCCAAAGAAATATTCAGGCGCGTCAAGCTCAACCGGCTGCACGTAAGTCATATCGACCACGCGGCTCGGGTGGATTGTGAACCCGCGTATGCTGTAGAACTTTGGCTTGTAGTAATTCGGGCTATTCAGATTGTACTCAACGCTCTGGATGTACACCATGTCGCCGCTAAACACCAAGCAGCGCACGTTCGTGTAATCGTCAATTACTGGCAGGGGCGAGCTAAGGTCAGCGCCAGGCTCTTGCGTGACGATAATCCCTCGGCCAAACGCCAGCATAAACTTGCAGGTGTTTTTGACGTGTTGCTGAAGGCTTGTCTCGTAATAGTCTTTGTCTATTGTGCTCTCGAATTGTAAAGTTTCGTTCAACGCAATGCCAGACTTGACGCGAATGATCTTGCTACCCACACCCGTCTTATAGATCGCCCGCAGCTCGTCAAAGTCTACCCGCGTGCTGGTCATGCGGTTGTTGTTGTGCACGTTGCGCCGGTTCGCCAGCTTGTTAGTTAGGCTGGTGATGCCGTCTGCGAATAGCTTTGGGAAACTGGCCATTACAATATGTTCCCGTAGTTGGTAATTTTGCCCTTCATGATAGGCTCTAGCGCGTATCTTATCGCATCTATGGCGTGATTGTCAGCGTCCACGATTTTAGGAAGTATATCACCTGAATAGCGGTCCACCTTGTAGCTGTACAGATTAAACTCTTTCAAAGTGTTTTTGCATCGCGGATGAATGATGACTTTGCCAAACGATCTAATGAACTCTATGCCGTCCTGCACTGACCCCGGCCCCTTCTTACACGACACTATGCGCCTTATGTCATGACGCTTTAGATAGCTTATAGACTCCGGCCTAGCGTTGTCTCCGCGTACTGTGTGGCGCTCTACACCCGGCAGCGCGTCAATCATGGCTTGGCTGGTGTCGTCAATTTCAAGGTGCTGCACGTACAGCTCGTGCTCAATGTACAAATCACCGTTGTTTGCCCAGCACTTGACGCCGGCTGTTGGGTCTTGCGAGAACCCGAAGTCCAGCCCGAAGTAAGGGCCGTCCCAAGTTTTTGTAGGCACAAACTCGCGCTGCACATACTTGCCGCTAAACACTTGGGCTTGTGAACTTTCCCAAAATTGGCCCTCCCAGATGTGCGCGTATAGCGATGGGTCTAGCCTCTCCAGTGCGTCGAGGCGCTGCTCTTCTAATATTTTGGAAAAGAACGGATTGTCTTGCCAATTTATTTCAACAATGTGCGACCGGGGCGGCGGCGTGCTTAGTTGAAATGTCTGAGCCACCCAACTATTGCGCTTCTTTGGGTTGTAGATAATCCAGATCTCAGACTTGTCAGCGCGTATTGTTGGCAACAGATCGACCCAGCCCGCCGCCGGTATATCTTCTGCCTCCTCGACCACACAAAGATCAACCTGTGCAAGCGACTTTATAGATCCGATGTTATGGCGTAGGCCGCGAAAGATAAACTCTGTGCCGTTGCTGCGGTGCCGTAGGTAGTCGATGCCAACGTCGTATTGCGTGGATAGCCATGCGCAAGATTCAATCGCGTTTTTTAGCTCTGCGTGGAATGATTCCTTGATAGAGTTTTGCAGCTCACGAACGCACAAGATGCGCAGCGGGTCTATGGCACCCCATATAGCGGCCATCTTTGCAGACGTGAACGATTTGCCAGAACCTCGCCCGCCGTGCATTACACGGTATCTCAGGCTGCCTCTAGGCTCGGCAAAGAGTGGTATTAACTTGGGAGGAAGCTCAATGCTTAGGGTTGACAACGGGTGCAACCAGTTCAATGCGAGTGGGGTTAGGCGTCATGCTTGCGTCAGATGATGTGTGGTCTACCTGCTGTTTGTCGTGCCAACTAAACCTGTTCTTCATGTTAAAGATCCAGACCGTTGCATTCCCATCGGCTCCGGTTGTCATTTTCCGCCCCTGACGCTCCCACCAAACTTGGCATAGGTCTTGCCCGCTTTTTACGGTTCGTCGAAATTCGTCAGAGTCTTCAAGCAAGGTGCCCCACGCTGACTCTCCGAGCGCAAGCAAGCATCGCATTTCAACGGCGCTGCCACCTTCTTGCCCGCAGTCCATTATGACTTGCTTCCAGTCTTGCGGAAGGTCGTCTACGGTTGTTCTTGGTCTGCCTACTGGTCTTTTTTCCATACACCAATTATACACTATTTCGCCCACAAAAAAATCCCTCACTAGGAGGGCAAGGTGCCGGTTTGCAGATACGCGCATCCGGCTGTAGCGCATCCCCCTACTAATCGCCGGAGGCAGGCTGTCAAAACTCACTACACGGAAAAAGGCTCCGGCAATGCCGCCGCTTCGAGGTCACGCTTTTAACGTCAGCGACACTCTGGCCCGAAGCCCTTATCAGTGCTCACTGATGCGCCCAGTGAGGTGCGTTTACGTGTCGCTTCGCAGCGAGATTGTCGCCCGTCCCAGCGTATGCAAGCAAATCGGCTAAGTCGCACTTCCACCGCGTCCGATGGCTTATTAAAAACCCCTCAGCAAGATTGCTCAGGATCGGGGCCGTGTTAGAATTATTATAACATTACTCTTGCTCAGTCGTGAAACCTAATTCAATGATTTTATCAGCTATCACGCCAACGTCGGATTCTCTGCGCATATAATTTAAGATTCCCGTTAGCAGGATTCGGTCAGCCTGGTCGGCTTCTGGGGTGTCACGAAACAGATAATCGTATGACGCCAGGTCATTTACGACATTCCAGTTCCCCGCTGAACCCTGGACGACCACGTTACTGTCAGGTATCACAACACACGCAAACCATTCCACGCTTGACCCCCACCGGCACTCGCCATGCCAGCCCACTGGTGGCCATCCGTCTACCCAGTCGCTTGTTGTTGGCTCTACAGGACGTGGTGTGTAGCGGCCTGTACCCCATTCTTGATTGCCATCATTACAAAGTCGGTATTTGCCACCAAACCACCAACCGCCTACATCACAAAAACATAGTCCAATAGTATCCCAATGTGTTGCGTCGTTGTGCGCATGTTTCCAATCTGGATTGCTCATTTTAACGCCTCAAAAGTTGCGTTTACTATGCTGATGGCTCTTCTTGCGATAGCGTCTGGAGACATTGTATGGGCATTAGGATTACTGCAAATCCCTTCCACTGATTTAGCCAAAAAATATTCACGCTTGGTTAGGCCGGTTTCTTTCATGCCTTCAACATACGCCTGCCATTCTTGTGGCATTGCTGGCGTGTCTTGATTCTTCATATCGTATCTCCGGTGCCCTGTGCGGGCTATTGGTTTTGTGTGTGGGTTTGCTAAGGTTAATGGGTGTTCGGTTTCTGTGCGTTGTCCTGTGACGATCTAACAGCTTCTATCAATTCGGCCCACGTTGCATTTTTGTCGATTGCGATCCTAACGCACTAGCAAGCTCCGCCACAAAAAATGTTGATCTCCGTTTGTTAGCGCAGCATTCCAGGCAATTTGCATTATTCGGCGAGCCTCAAAGCTAAGCCCCGCACGCTCAGAGGCAAACCACTCATCAAAGGTTATTTGGCCATCCATTTCTCAGCACCTTTTAGGGTTTTAAAATCTTTGCTTTTGCTAAATGTCATTGCTGTAAATGTGCCGTCGTTGTTTTTGTATATGCCTTTGCTTGCTGACTCGTTGTTGCCTAAGTTGATAGTTTGTGTGGTCATGTCTGCGTCCTTTTGTTTGTCTGTGTTGATGTGTTAATAATAACACAGTTGCCGACATGTGCAATCGGTTATTTAATCAATTCCCTATATTTTATATTCCACTCTTTCCGCAAATCCTCCATTTCCTGCCAGTACCACTTAACCGGTGCGGTTCTCGATTCGCAGTGTTCAATGATGTCCTTCGCTTCATGCTCACCAAACCGTTCAGCCAGGCCGCGCTTATAGCCCCTCGTGTTCTTGTTGCCGTCCAGATTCGCGCTTAGTGCCTGATTGCAGTACCGATTGCACTGTAGAAATGTATTTCGCCGGTCATACCGAAGGCCGGACTGGGCACCAACGCTTTTGAAGTGGCCGCAACACCAGTCCATATTCTTCTTTCCGCACGATATGCACTCAGGTTCAAGGCC